TTCCGTGCTGTGCGCCCTTCTGGATGTCAAGCGGATCAGATGCCACCAAGCCGACAGCCTTGACCTCAAACGTCCCCATGCGTACAAGCACTGCGTCAGTAGGAGCGGCTATAAGATTGACCGTCAGCACAGCGCCGTTAGTACCAGATGCACCACGCACCACGATCGTCACATCAGATGCACCAGCGGCGAATGCCGCGTTAGGCACATCAAGCCGATACACGCCCGGCACTAGGGAGGACGATATCTCAGCAAAGCCACCAGAAGTCCACGCGCCTGTTGCTGTCTGCGTGACCAGCGTTATAGCCACCGGAGCGGCTTGATTGCGGACGTAGTATGCCGCTAGACCGGAGGTGCTGAACGTCAACCCTGTAGCACCTAGGTAGAGTTCGATGCTTTGTGATGTGCTTGCTGGTGCGATGGTGATTACGGATGCGTTGCGCTCGGTTGGTGCATACGTTGGCAGGATGTTCTGCACGTTGCGGTATGTCACTGCGCCGATATCTTGAGTTGTGCTATACCACGTCACATTGTAGTGGTCGGTTGCAACTGTGTCACTTGTGCTACCTGCTGCAATGTTTGGGGATGCCAGCCAGTTGGTGTAACGCATCAGCGTAGCCAGTCCAAACTTAAACTGTTCGCCTACATCAAATCCGTACACACCAGCAGTTCTACCGCCAGTTTGAGTAATACCTGAGAAGTTACTAACACAAGACAACGCAAGGTTATTTGACGCAACGACTGCTGCTCCAGTCCAAACACTCGACATTCCATTTGTTGCATTCACCACAGTATTATTACGAACAATAACAGCACCGGTATTGTTCATCGCAGTGATAAAGCCTGCTGGTGTACCCGACATAATATTGTTTGAAACAACACACCCTATTCCATATTTCTGAGTGGATGTGTTAAGCGGTTCAGCAACACAGATGCCGTTCGTGGTGCTGCTGTCACAAATGTTGTCATATACAAACGCTTTAAAAGTCTGTCCTGTCGTAGCAGTAGGATTTATAACGATGCTTGTATGCCCACCAAAGAACTGACACCGTTGCACTGTAGCCCCGGTTGTGTTTGCACCGCTTGTGTAATAAAAACCTGCTTGCCCTGCCGAGCCACGCTGTAGCGTAAACACGCAGTTTTCCACAAGAATATTGTCACCACTGCTAAAGGTTATGCCTGAACCTGTACCTGTTTCAATGAACAGATTTGCAAATGTTAGGTTAGATTTAGATGTTGCAGTTATTGCATTTACAGCACTAGACGCAGATGTATCCGCTGGAGTAAATGTAGTTATGCGTACGAGTCCAGCAGGGACACCAGTAAACTGCGCTCCTGTTGGGTCACCGTACACATACGTCATTGCCGAGTAAGTGCCACCCACAGTAACAGCACTACCCTGTCGATATGTCCCCGGAGCAATGTAAAGCGTGTCACCTGACCCTATACCTGTCGCTCCGAGTGCTTTAGATATTGTCTGCCACGCTTGTGCGGTCGATGAACCTAATCCGGTGTTAGCATCGTTCCCATCAACTCTAACGTAGTAAATAGCCATTATTCAGCAGTCCCTGTCAGAATTTCTTGTGCCATTATGCCGATGAACTGATTCACGATAGACAGTCTAAACACTTCGTCCTGTTGAACCCACCACGTAAACATATCAATGCCATCGACTCCAAAGTCAGCAACCTTTACAAAGTCATCGTTTAGGATGTCGGCTTTGATGTTGTAGTCGGCAGGGTTGGTTACGAGTGGTGTAACAACTACATTGTTAAGGTTCATTTGCCCACCTTCAGGCTGTTCGCTTGCACACCCTTTAAAGGCATCGTGAGGAACGCCAGCACACTACTCACCGCAGCGGAGACACCAGCCGCTACCGCCTTAGAGCCGTACAGTGCCAGCACTGCGCCCAGCTCGCTCAGGTCGTGTGCTTCGCTTGTCCGGATACCATCACCGAACACGCTGGTAAATGCAGCTACGAAAGCCACGATCACAACGACCACTAACCGCTTGATACTAATGCTGTTCATTGCTTCGCCTCCAAGTGTGTGACGCGGGTCTTCAGCTCGCCAGTGTCGGTTTCGACCTTGACCAGTCTATTCCCGTGGTCTTTAATTGTGATGCTGTCAACCTCGTTGCGCTTGTCCATCTTGTGCAAAAACTGCACGATGTAAACCAGTAGGCTAACAACCAAGCCCGCAACAAAGATACCTATCGCTGTCCACTCTGATGCGCTCATGATGTACGCTCCACCAGCCCTACGTGCTGTACAAGTAATTCTGTCTGCCCAAAGTCTGTACCGATGACATCGTAATAACGGGCATCATCGCCTACCCGGTAAACCCTATCCTGCGGCATGACATCAGCACTAACCGCAACTATCAAAGTCCACTGTGCAGATGACTGGATGCCACCACCTACAATTGATTCTGTGTCTGATTGGTTGGTTAGCCTGGCGTTGTACTCGGCTACCTTGCGCCATGTCTCAGTAGCACCACCCCTGCCATCTTCGGTCAAGGTGAAGCGGTGTATTTCTACCCGGTCTTGGCACAGGTTGCGTACCATGCCAGCCTGAAGCGTTGCGCGGAGTATCGGACTCATGCGAACACCAACGGCCTGTATCGCTCTGCCATACTTAGGCAGTGTGCTTTCAGTTGGGAGAGCTTCACATCGGACGTGCCTTCCTTGGCATCGATGTCGCTAGCACACCGTGAGGCTTTGATTAGCCAACCCTGCCGGGTGGCTGTGCGAACATCGTAGCGCTCGACGTTAGCAGGCCCCATGTCTACCCATGTAAGCCGTGGGTTAGATGCGCCATCTTCAACGCTGAAGCCTTGAAACTGGTAAGCCGGGTAGACGGGGTAATCGGGTTGTGTCGTGCCTGATGTACCAGCAACCCGGCACTCGTATACCCGCCCATTGGGCGTTGTAGGCACTACACGGTCACCGACAGCATAGGTGGTGCTAGCCGTCCAAGTGCTGAACCGGGAGTAGGAATCCAAGATGCTACCTATGTCGGTGGTGGACATCTGCGGATAGGACTGGGCATCCACAAAAAGTGATACCTGCGCTATCGCTTCGGCTCGTGTCATCATACTTTCACTATCCCACATAAAAGAAAACCCCCGGCACGTCTGCCGAGGGCTTGAGATAAGAACCGCTCGCCGCTTAGGAAGCGGTTGTGGTTGCGAGGACGATGAGCGAACCAGGCACCTTAGATGCAGCGGAAGCGTTGACGTTTCCAACATCGTGAGCGTTGAAAGCGAACCGCTCTGTAGCCTTGTAGGTAAGAGCGTCTTCGACAAACTTCACCTGATCGGAAACCTCAACGGTCATCGAACGGCGGTCACCGAATGCTACACCCTTTGTAAGGTCACCAAGGATAGCAACAGGGATTGTTGCAGCTGGTGCCTTTGGCATATTCTGAACCCACTCGATCGGATAGCCAAAGAGTGTAGGTGCAGTGGTGTATGCGTTCTGGATGTCGAGGATTGCGTTTCCACCGAGTGCAATCAACTTGTCTGCAACGCCATTGAAGAACAAGTCTTTGTGCATATACCACTTAGCATTGTCTGCATATGTTGGCAACTTTGCAACCATCGCTTGGAAGTTAGCCAGCGTGAAGTTACTGAAAGATGCACCCGTAAGCACAGGGCCAAGGACAGCACTTGCGATGCTGGTTTTTGTAGCACTCAAGCCGTAGACAGCATTAAGGATACCGGTAATACTTCCATAAGTGGATGTACCGTCACCGTTGAAACAAGCGTTATCCTCTTCCTTAGCAATGGCATAAGCCATGTCACGGGCAAGGGATGCGCCGAGGTCAATAACCGTATCTTCGCCAAGTTCTTTGGATGCAATCGTAAGCACTGCAAGTTTCTTTGCGCTCAGAGAAACCTGTGCAAACACCATATCGGATGCAGTGATTGCTGTTGCTTCTGATGCATAGTAGACCGTGGTGCTACCGGTTGCCGATGGAACCAAAAGGGTATCCGATGACATTGGGTAGATACGGCTGTTGCGGCGAGCAACGCCGTACATTTCACGCAGGTAAATCAAATCACTGGAAACGATATCAGGGACAGTAAAACCACCAGCGGTTGTAACGCCTTCGGTCTGTGCCTTCAGGTGTCCGTTGGACTGGAGCCACTTTGTAGCAGACTTGACACCGGCGAGGTGGCGAGCAAACTGACCAAAGACATAAGCCTTTTGATTCTTCTCGTCAGTCGAACCGCCAAATGGGTTGCGCTGAACGTTAATGCCGCCCTTCCATGGGGTTGCTGTTGCTTCAGGTGTTACCACAGGAGCGGAAGCGCCGAGGCTCTTGATCGTCTCTACACGCTCTTCGATGTTCTTTGCTTCGGCCATGATGCTCTTGACCTGTGCGAGGTCACCATCACCGGAAGCCAGCTCACGGGCTGTAGCCAGAAGCGTTTCACGCTTGGCTGTCAACTGTTCGATATTCATAATTGAGAAAGAATCTCCAGACGTGCCAGCAGTTCCTGGCGTTCGTCTTTGTCATGGGCTTTCGCCTCTACTACGATGACCGGGTTT